TGTAACTAAAGAAGAGTTGGATGACAACTTGTATGAGCAAGTTTCTAAGCGTCGTGCTGCTGCTTTGGCAATGTCTTTCCGTCAAACCAAAGAAAACATCGCTGCTAACGTATACAACCGTTCATTTAACGGCACATACACTGGTGGTGACGGTGTTGCTCTTTGCGCAACTAACCACCCTAATACTTCAGGTGGTACTTTCGCTAACACCCCAACTGTGTCTGTTGACCTCTCCGAAGCTTCTTTGGAAGACGCAACAATCGCAATCATGGGATTCCAGAATGACCGTGGTTTGTTGATTAACGTAATGCCTAAGTCCTTGATCGTAGCTCGTCAAGAATGGTACAACGCTAACCGCATCCTCAAGTCTGTATTCCAATCTGGTACTGCAAATAACGACATCAACGTTCTGAAGGCAACTAATGCCATCCCAGAAGGTATCGTTATGAACCATTACCTCACAAGCCCACACGCTTGGTTCCTCCGCACTAACGTTCAAAATGGTATGAAGTATTATGAGCGTGTTGGTATCATGTTCGATCAGGACAATGATTTCGACACAATGAACGCTAAGGCTAAAGGCTACGAGCGTTACAGCTTCGGTTGGACAGACCCACGTGCAATCTATGGCGTTAACGGTCCTTAATTAATTCTTTACATTTGAATTAATTTGTGGTATAATGGCAGGGTTAGGGGTTCAAAAGACTCCTTTCCCTTCCTCTCAAAGGAAACAATATGGGCACAATTAAAACCCCTATGGAAGCAGTAGCTAAGAATAAATCTTACACGTCTGCTCCTAAGCAAAAAGAAGTAAAGGGTCTAGGCAATACTCAAGCAGTTGAGAATAAAGAAGGCCAAGATTCTGGCGTTAAAAAGAAGCGTCTACATGCTGTAGAAAAGCTTTCATATCCGAAGTAATATTTCATTATCCTAAACGTCTTAATTGACGTGAACCCATCACTTTTAGGAGATATAAATGGGCACACCAACAAGATTTACCTATGGCGTAGCAACAGTTCCACGTGGCTATCCTCTTTCAAGCTATCCGCTTCCAGATCCTTTCAATAGCACAAGCGACACTGGTTTTGGCGTAGCTACTTACTCTAACGATTTCATGTCTGTGAATGCTGAAGACTTTACCATCTCTGGTACTTCTTCTACATTGGCAGTAACTTCTGGATTAGGCGGTTTGGCTGTATTGACACCAGGCGGTACTACTACTGCTACTGCAGCTTTCAAACCAGGCACAAGCTTTGGCTTCGTAGCTGGTCAGAAACTTTGGTACACTACTCGTCTTGAAGTTAGCGCAACTACTGGCACTTTCTTAGCTGGTCTAGCTTCTGCTGGTACTTCTGCTACTGACGGTTTGTGGTTTGTTACTTCTGGTACTTCAGTTAACTTAGTATCACGTGTAGGTTCTACATCTACTACTTTGGTAACTGGCGTAGCTACTGTAGCTGCTAATACTTTTATCGAACTAGGTTTCCACTATAACAATACTGATTTGTTGGTATATGTAAATAACAATTTAGTTGCTCGTGTTACAACACCAACTATCGGTTCCTCTGGTACTACTTTGACCAGTGCTTTGTTGTCTCCAATTTTCTCGGATACACCTACAGCAACTGAAACAATGACCATTGACTACGTATTGGCTGCTGTCGAAGTTTCACGTTAATAGGGAGTAGCACATGACTACTACAATTCAACCGCCTCAAATATTAGTAGACGGTCCACGCAACGTCGTAATCAAATACGAAGGTTCGTTGACTTCTATTGACGCAGGCACGTATGTTATTGTTGACCCTGCAGCATTAAGTGACTTTGATATCAATGGTGTTAAAGCTAATCGTTTGCGTATCAACAAGATTAACTACGACGTAGAAGACTTGTTAACTGTAAACGTACTTTGGGAAGGTGCTTCTTCTAATACTGTGTTCTGGAACTTTGCAGGACGTGGTAAAGTAGAGGCAAGACACTACGGTGGTATTATTGATAATGCTACCAATCCTACAGGTAAGATTTTAGCTTCTTTTGATTACGAAGGAACTACTCAACCTTTAACATTTACAATCGTTCTTGAACTGGTAAAGCAACACACATAATGCAAGTAGCTCAATCAAACGCTAAAGAAATTCACCTCATCGCCACCATTACACGTGCTGACGGTACTGTGGAGCATCTTGGTGTAATTGACTACTGGCATAAAAACCCAATCAAGAGAATTATCTGGAGAATTAAAAAATGGCTACATTGCTAGTAAATACTGGTAAAGCTATTGTAACCAACTACCTCGCAGGAGGTGCTGCAACTCAGCCTAAGTATATCGGCTGGGGAACAGGTGCTGGTACAACTGCTGCTACCGATACAACATTGTTTACCGAAGTGACACCACGTGTTACAGGTACAGCAACACAAGTAACAACTTCAACAACTAATGATACTTATCAAGTTGTAGGAACTCAAACTGCAGGCACTACTGAGACAATCACTAATGCTGGCTTGTTTGATGCAACTACTTCTGGTAACTTGTTTGCAAAAGGTGACTTCACAGGCATCGCTTTATTGTCTGGTGATTCAATCCAATTTACATTCCAAGTTCAATTTAGTTAATTAAATGGCATTAAATGGCAAGGTTGTTAACGGATTTGTAGTAAATGGAGCTGATGCTTCCTTTATTAATAAAACAATATCGTACGTTTCAACTACTACAACTAGGTTAACTAGCCTTGCCAAACATTTAAAAGCAGTAACTACTAATGCTGTTGTTTCGACAGCAAGGTTAGTAAAAACAAAAGTAACATTAAAACTATTAACTTACGCTAGTACTTCAACAACTAAGTTAATTAAATTTGTTGGTAAGTTTATTAAGTACAATAGTACTTCTACAACTACATTAAGTAAATTAGCTAAGCATTTAAAAACACTAATTTATGCTAGTACTTCAACAGTTAAGATAGTAAAGTTTGTTAGTAAATTTATTAGATACGGTAGCACCTCTGTAATTACATTAAGTAAATTAGCTAAGCATTTGAAACTATTGACTTATGTCAGTACTTCCACAATTAAATTAATTAAAGCTGTTGGTAAGTTTGTTAAGTACACAAGTACTTCTTCGACTACTTTAAAAAGACTATTAACATTATTTAGAAAACTTACGTATACTTCTACAAGCACTTTTAAGATTATTAGAAGCATAAGTAAGTCCTTTAAAGCAATAAGTACTTCAGTAGCTAGATTGGTTAAACTACCAATTAAGCTTATGAAAGCAACAAGCACAAGCAGTGTTACAATTAAGAAAGCTATTAGTAAACATTTAAGTATTATTAGTGAGCATGTCTTAGTAATATTGACAGATATTGCAACTCACTTAGTAAGCTTAGTGACTACTGCACATAGCACAGTTAAAATAAAGAAAGGTATTTCTAAAACCTTTAAAGCAACTGTTATAAACGTTGCTAGTTTGTTTAAGAAAATTCCTAGAACTATTAAAGCAACTTCTACTAGTTCAGTACGTATTATCAAAGCTATAGCTAAAACTATTAAAGCTACTGTCACTGAAACAGTTACTTTAGTTAAGCACTCTTTATATTACAGATTCTTTTATATAACTAGTAATACTTCTACTAAAGTTATAAGAACTATAACTAAGAGTTTAGGATATGTAGCTACAAACGTTACCACGTTAATTAGAAGTACAAATAAGGTGTTAAAAGCAGTAAGTATTTCTTTAACTAAGCTTTTCCATGAATTTGTCCTTATATATGGGGCAGTTCCTTTGTACACCTTTATTGTGCCTAGCAAAAAGCTAAAGATCAAGATAGTTAAAGTATTGACTTTAATTATGACAAAAGGCAAAAAATAGTTGTATTTTATTAAAAATTATGTTATAATAGGCTGGATAAATAATGGCTGAATCGTTTTCCTACAAAATCACTACTGAGTCAGAAGTCTTTACTTTTGACTTTAGCCAAGTATTGCTGGAGTCAGAGACTATCCTGACAGCTACCTGCATTGCTATTGTGATGAATGGGGTTGACAATAATCCGTCAGCTATTGTTATTGGTACTCCAGTGATCTTTAATAAGACTGCTTCACAAAGGATTGCTAATGGTGTTAGCGAAGTTACTTATAGGTTAGAAATGACTATAACCACATCACTAGGTAATACCTATGTTGGTGTAGGCGATCTAGACATTTACAGTGCTGATTTAGTATGATGAGTAAAGTTTGTAACGAATGCTCTCAAGAGCTTCCGACTAAACTGTTTAGTAAATGCTCGTCAAATAAAGACGGGCTACAGGGTAAATGTAAACTTTGTGATAATGCTATACAACGTAAAAGACGTGAAGATCCTGCTATAAACGAAAAGCATAAACTAAGAATGCGTATTAGACAATATATACGTAAATACGGTTTATCTGAAGAAGAAGTAATAGATTTAGTTACAAACCGTACTGGTGAATGTGATATTTGTGGTGATGTAGTTCCGTTAGTTGTAGATCACTGCCATACGACTGGAAGTATACGTGGGAGAATATGTAGTCCTTGCAACACAGGGCTTGGGTTTTTTAAAGATAATATTAATTCTTTAGAACAAGCTATTGATTATTTAAGGAGCTACAGTTGAGCTATTTTCCTAGGTACGACAGAGGGGACTGGTCAGTTCTATGCGACGTTTGTGGTCGCAAGCTAAAGGCTTCGGACCTTCGTCAGAGGTGGGACGGATTAAAAGTATGTGAACAAGATTTTGAGCCGAGACAGCCTCAAGACTTTGTAAGAGGTGTAGCAGATTATCAAGCTCCTCCTTGGACAAGACCTGAACCAGCAAATAACTTTATTGATGTTACTCAAAGTCAATGGTTACAGACTTTTACACAAAGCGTAACTAGTTTAAAACTTAAAGTACATTATACTCATAATTATTTAACAGCTAAGGCAGTATCAGCAGTAACAGCTTTTTTAACAACTATTAAAATTCCAAAGCCTCCACGCACAGCTAAAGGCATAAACGGAGCAGCACTAAACACAGTTACTTTAGGGTAAAACATGACGATATTATTTACAAACAACGCAGCAGCAACACTAGCATCATCGATTACGACATCGTCTACATCGTTGACAGTGACTACAGGTCAGGGCACTCTGTTCCCTACTATTACAGGCAGTAACATTTTTTATGTAACTTTAACAGATGCTGCCACAGGCAACTTCATTGAGATTGTTAAAGTAACTGCACGAAGCAGCGATACAATGACTATTGTTCGAGCACAGGATAATACTTCTGCTCATGCTTATTCAGCAGGCGATAAAGTAGAACTTCGTTTACCTGCTGTAGTATTAAACGATTTTCCACAATTAGATGCAGCTAATAGCTTTTCTGGTACAAATACTTTTACTGGTAATACAGTAATTCAGCTTGGTTTAGGAGTAGGATCTTCTCCTTCTTATGGTACTACTGGTCAAGTGTTAACTTCAGCAGGTTCTGGAGCAGCTCCTACATGGACTACATTAAGCACAGGTGGTCCTATTAGTTATAATAGCACTACAATTTCTACTAATCAAACTGTTAGCTCAGGTAACAATGGATTTTCTGTAGGACCTATGACAATTAATAGCGGTATAACTGTAACTGTAACAAGCGGTCAACGATGGGTGGTAATTTAATATGACAATTATTGTTAATGGCTCTAACACCCCTACGGCTGGTGCAGTAGGTTATGGTGATGGAACAAATTTAGCTTTTACAAGTGCTGGTACTACAGGACAATTTTTATCGTCTAATGGTTCATCTGCTCCATCTTGGGTAGGTGCGCCAGCTAGTGCTATGACTTTGATTAGTACACAAACTGCTAGTAGCTCTGCATCTATTTCTTGGACTGGTTTATCTGGATATGACAAATATGTCATGATATTTGAAAATTTATTACCAGCAACTACATCAAGTGCCTTGTTTGTTCAAGTAGGAACAGGAAGCACTACTTATGTAACAAGTGGATATGCAATTTCTGGGACAATTAATAGTAATTATTTATATACGCATAGCCCTTATGCTTCTGGAGTTTTTTATGTTGGTTCAGCCACTGCTATTTATATGAATAATGATGGAACAACAAATACAAACCAAGGATATAGTGGTAACTTAAATTTATTTAACATGAATAAAAATAATGATACTTGTTTTCAAGGAAACAATGTTTATTATGTAAATTCAACTTATGGATATGAATGTATTAATTTTTCTGGATTTTTAGTTGGAAATTCAACAACAAAAACAGCAATACAATTATTCATGTCGTCTGGAAACATTACTTCTGGCACAGCATCACTTTACGGCATCTCATCTTAATTAAGGACAAATCATGGCAGACTTAAACTCAGAAATCATTGCTTATTTAACAGTAAACAAAATTGCTTACACCGCTGGTGACTACCAAACTGGTCAGCCTGAAGGTCAAGCAGACCAAATCCTATCTTGGAACACAGCTAAGTTAGGACCACAACCTACACAAGCTCAACTTGATGCTGCTTATCCAGTATGGGAAGGTCAGCAAATCCAAGCGCAAAACTCAGCGCAAGCTCAACAATTATTAGCTGCTACTGATTGGACATCTATTCCTGATGTTGCTAACTCAGCAGTATCTAACCCATACTTGACTAATCAAGCAGCTTTCTTGGCATACCGTAGTCAAGTAAGAGCTATTGGTGTAAACCCACCTACAGTACCAGCTACATTTCCTACTGTTCCTACAGCAACTTGGAGTAATTAATGAGTACAATTTCTGCTGGCACTACGACCACAGCAGCGTTGGTCGAAACAGGTGACACTACTGGTAATCTAGTATTACAAGTTAATGGTACTACTCCATCACTTACTTTAAACGCTGCAGGTGCACATGGAGTAGGTGCTTCTCCTTCTTATGGTACTACTGGTCAAGTATTGACTTCTGCTGGTTCGGCTGCTTCGCCTACTTGGGCTACTCCAGCTACAGGAGCAATGACTTTAATTAGTACTTTAACTGCATCTACATCTGCTAATTTATCTTGGACTGGATTATCTGGTTACGATAAATATATGTTAATTATTAGCAATTACACTCCAAGCACATTAAATGCAACTATTCAAATAAAATTTGGATATGGAGCCAGTCCAACTTATTTTACTGGCGGTTACAATTACACATTACTTTATACTGGAAGCAACTCTGGAAGTTCTAATGGTGTTACTCCTAATACAGCAGGCTCAATTAGCACATCATCTATTCCATTAAGTTATGGTACTTCTTCAGCAGAAACAAATCCTATTTATGAATATACTGATGGTGTTTATTATATAACTGGTGCAAATACTACTTCAGGAACATTACCAAGATTTACAATAATAGGAACATCTTATTTTGCAGATACGAATAATGGGGGAAATTTTTATAGTTCTCTTTCTGGAATTAGAAATAATGCCGCATACACTTTAACAGCTTTGCAAATTACTGCATCTTCAGGAAACATTGCTACAGCAACAGCATCCCTCTACGGCATCTCTAGCTAATAAGAAAGAACAATATGTCTGAAGCGTTAGAGAACCGTGTTGTTCGCCTAGAAGTTAAAACAGATAATCATGAAGATGATATTCGTGAGTTACGTGAAACTTCGATTGATTTAAAAACAACTATG